AACATCTTTTTTAGTTACTTTACCGTCACCTGATAAATCAGGGAAAGATCGGCTTGCACTTGATTCTCTATATTTTCCAAATCTATCTTCTGGATTATCTTTATTCTTCATAGAGCCACCTTTTGCTCTTTTCATTCTTTTTGTTTGTGGTTTTGGTCTATATTTTGGTCTCATTATTTTTTCTCCTTTTTACAGTTACATTCATGATCACACAGACAAGGTGTAATTTCAAGAATTTTACATACTAGTTCACATATTTTATTTTTTATTTTTTTAAACATATTCTCTCCTTATTTTCTTTTTATCAAATCTGTTGCTTTAAGTCCATAGACACTAGCAATAACTCCTACAAATATCGTTTGGTACCAAAATGGAAGGTCTGAAAAGTATTCGAAGAACAATTTCATCTTGTCCATCGCTGCTGGGTCCTCCGACCAAACTGCCCAGGCTAACATAACGATGGGCGCGGACAATAAAAGCAAAATGAATTCGTCCTTCCAGTCCGATTGTCTTGCTTCTAATAATTTGCCTTGATATTCAGCTTCACCACTCGCCATTTTTTGAGCATGACGCATTTGTGCATCAGACATTAACATTTTTGTCTGTTGCCTGTTTTTATAAATGTGTGAGCCTGCTTGAACGGCTAATTTAATAGCACTCAACCACATTAAAATAATTTAGCTTTTCTTTTCTTCTCAGATAAGATGTTGCCTTGTCCTTGGACGTCAAATTCTTGCGTTTCAGCAGGATTTGTAGTCTCAACATCGATGCCACCTTTTTTGTAGCCATCTTTGTCCGTGAACATAGCAAAATCTACATCTTTTTTATTTTCTTTTACCATTTTTTCTCCTCTTTTTTGACACTCCCGCTTCTGAAAGCGCGATTGCAATTGCTTGTTTTCTATTTTTAACAGGTTTTTTGGATTTTCCAATCTTCAAATCACCTTTTTTGTATTCTTTCATCACTTTTGCTACTTTTTTTTCTGATTTTTTCATAATTAACCTCTTTTTATGGTCACGTTAGGCATTCCACCCATCATATCTTTAGCACTTGGAACGGTTTTTGATAAAATTGTTTTTTCAAGCGATGTATCCGCTCTTAATTTAGCTAATTCTTCGTTTTGTTTTAGTTTTTCTTCTTGAGTTTGTTGATTCATCATTGTTTTCATACGATCAAGATTTAATCTGTTCTCATCTTCTTGTTTTTTACGTTCATTTTCTTGTGCTCTAAGGTCAAGTTCTCTTGCTCTTAGTTTTGCAATTGGATCATTATCAAACTGAGAAGTAATTGATTTTTCTTCTGATAAAAATTCTTCCATAGATTCAGCAATCAGTTGTGCTTTTCTTGCTTCAATTTTTTGATTCATCATTTGTGCCTGCATTTGCATTTGTTGAGCCATTTGTGGATTCTGTTGCATTTGTTGTTGCATCATTGCAAGTTGTTGCATCTCTTCTCTGTACTCAAGTTCAACTTGTTCTTGAGCCATCAGTGAAATGTGTTCAAAAATATTTTTTTCTAATGCAGCCATAACGATAGGTGCGTTTCTTGCCATGTTCGTTGCCATAAAACTAAAATGAGCTTGGATATGTGCTTTATGATCTTGACCTGGAAAGGCTTGGAACGGTTTCCCTGCGAGAGCATCAATGTGCTCCAACGCAGGGTCCTTCGGTTGTGGGGGTTGTGGACGAACTAATATTGTATCTACATCTTTAACACCAATGGCTTCATACATGTTTCTAAATGCTTGATACATGTTGTGCATTTGTGGATTAGACATTGCCAATTGCAGTTCCGTTTGCGCAAGGGAGATACGCTGTGTCTGTGAAAAGATATTGGGATCTGCAACTGGCAGGATATCTACTCTGTCATCAAAGTCTGATTGTTTAATCATTCTTTGACCACCTACTACATCGTATGGATACTCTGCAGGTAGATAAAGTTTGAAAACTCGTGATAATAAATTGAATTCATTTTTTAATGCTGCATAAATTCTTTTATGAATTGCAGACATGGTTCTGCTTCCTCTTTCTAGCAAGGCGACTGTCGTTCCCACCGCAGCTTGCTGATTCCCGTCACCCACTTGCATGTCAGCTATAGATGCGAAACGCTGACCCGCTTGTACAACGACACCCATTAATTGTAATAAGGTTCCAGATGGCTCTCTAAATGGAAGCATCATAAATGCATCTCTAATGTTTCCACCCGGAGCGTCTACATCTCTAAACTCTCCTGGTTGTATTGACTGAGCGTCATCTCGTATCCTAATTCCTCGTTGCTTAAATCCCGCTGGTAAGTTTGCTAAAGTTCCAGCGTCAAGTAGTTGTCGTAAAGCAGATGTAGCAGTTCTTGATAAACCACCAATCATGTGAATCAAACCAAAACCATAAAAACCAAGTCCTGGTAAAAATTTAAAATGAACAAAATAAGATATTTTTTTCTTTAATGGATCTTGTGGATCATAATTTCTTCTGATCGATAATACTTCTCTAGAATTTTCTTCTAGGGTTACAATGTAAGGTATTTTAATTCCTGTCGGTTCACCTGTTTGTGGATTGACATCTTCAAAACCTTCTAAATCTAAATTGACGTGACACTCGAGTAATGTAAATACATCTTCTTCTTTTCCTGATTTACTTCTTCCTTCAAGATCCATTTCTTTTTTCTCAAGGTCAGATAAATTGTCTTGTCCTGGTTTTAATTCTATATCTCTGTAAAATCCTGCAACTTGTTGTTTACGTAATTCATTTTCAGACATTTTAATTTTGTGAATAATTGATTCTGCATCATCAAGTGATGTTGCTGTGTAAGGAACAACTAAATCTTCTGCAGGAACAAATTTAGAAACCGCTCTTTGTAATAAATCATCGTAGTAAACTTTTTTAAAAGCAGATCCTGCAAGAGGTAAATAAAATAACATTTGATCAAACTCAGGTTCATATTCTTTCATTTGATCCATGATTTGATAATTCATAAAATCTTTTACACGGTTAGCTTGTTGTGTTTTTTCTGGAGTTTGTAATCCAACCACTTGAGTTCTTACGGGTCCGTTTGCAGGTAATAATTCTTTGTACGCCAAAGCTTGAAATTGAGTTGCAGCTTCTGCAAGAACAGGGTGAGTTGCACCTGACGCACCTGAAAAAGGTTCTGTACGATTTTCGTATTTGAACCCTAACAAGTCTAATCCTTGAGTGTAAGTTTTCTCCCAATCTTTTCTAGAATTTTTATAATCTTGATAATTAGAAAATAATTGTGAACCCATCATGTTCAGTTCACTATCTTCTACAAAGTCTGCTAAGTTGGCATTAAAATCTGTTGCCTGAGATTGCATCATTGCAGATGGGTCAAAATTAATTTCAGCGCCACCATCTTCAGTTTCCATAATATCAATTTCACCTTCAGGAGTTTCAGCTTGTTCTCTAAGCTGTTCTTCCATCTCGATCGCTAGATCGTCTGTAGTTTCCTCAGGTTGTTCTTTTATATTTGGTAATGTCTTGTCGACTGCCATTTGTATTCTCCGTTCGAACTGTTTTAACAGTATTATAATTAATATTCAAGCCTTGGGGCTGAGGTCCTCGTTTAGGAGGCACAGTTGTTGTTAATTTCTTAATCGTCATCGTAAGGTCCATCATATTCACCATAACGATTAACAGCATCTTCAGTTGGATCTGATTCGACTGCTTGTTTATATTTAAGTTTTTTCTGTCTAGCAGCTTCATCTGTTTTACCTGTCGCAAATTTTTCAACTCTATACCAATCACTGGCTGAATCTGTTAAATCAACTTGAGTATCTAAAAGTTCCATTTGAACATCGTCAGGGCCTATGTATGTTGTAGCCGCCCTGTCTTCACTTATGAAAAACTCACCTTCATCGATCATAGGTGTTCCATCATCATTAATGCCATCAATTTTATTAGGTCTCATGTATAATGCAAACTCACCATCATTAGCTCCTGCTCCTGGAATATCAATTTCAATTCTTATTTCTCCAGTGTCTGGATTTTCATATAAAAAATATTTATCTGTTAGAGTTCCGTCTGATCCTTCGGTTGGCACCTCTAATTTTTTAACGGTTTCTCTTCCTGTTACGGTTTTCATCGTTTCACCTGCATCAACACCTTCCCTAAAAACTTTATCAACTAATGGTGCAAACCAATCAGGTGTTCCTGTGGGTGCATCTTTGATTACTTTTTTAGCAACTTCTGAAGTAACTTTTTTTCCTGTACTACCAAACGATCCTACTTTTAAAGAAGCAACAACTGCTGCTAACATTCCAAGAAAACCTCTTCTTCCTATCTTAGGTCCATTTGCAAAACCTTTTCTTTTAACAACACCACCTCCTGAGTAACCTAAAATTGCATTGGGGTCATATTGAAAAGTTTCCTGAAGAGATAAGTCAGCTTTACCTGGTCCTGCAACATCTCCGATTATATCTTCCATAAAACCAAAACCCGCTCTGTTTTCAAGAACATCTGCTGTACGTTTTTGTTGGAGCTCTGCTTTAATTTGTTCGCGTGATTTTGTTGGAAAAAATTCATCACCCACAAACTCGGTGTCTCCAAGTATGTAAGGTTGTTCACCCATGGCACCATATCCTGAAGTTCCTGTCTTACCAAGATAACTGCTTTGAACTCTGTCAGCGCTTTTTGATGCGTAATTTTCAATTCCTTTTTTCAAAAATAAAACATCGTCTCTTTTAATTTGATTTTCAGGTCGTCCAAAATCTTCTGATGTTTGTTGAATTTGTTTATCTATTTCAGCGATCTTATCATTCATCATACCCACGTATCCCGTGCCTTCATCTATAAGAAGGTTTTCATAATCAAGAGTACGTTGTCTTTTTCCAAATAGATCAGATAATGTATTTGCCCTATTAAATTGTTTAACAAGTTTTTCTGCTCCCGCTAATTCAGCACCTTCTAAACCTGATCCATAAACTATTTTTTTTAAATTTTCTTCACTGAAATCTTCAAACCCAAATGCATTTAAAGCAAGATTAACTAGAGGAGCTCTTGATATTATTCTTGTTAAATCTTCTCCTTCAATTGC